TTGTGCTCTGCCTGAACCGGGACGGTAACCTCCTTTTGAAGCTTTACCGCCACAAGTTCTAGAGCAATATTTGTTTTTAGCATCTTTACCACAAACAATACATGAGTTCATATTAAGTTCCTTTGTATTATTTATGACGACCTTGATTTTTATTGACCTCACCAGAAGTCTAATGCGACATGTTGAATTTGAGAGTAGTGCCACCCTGTTATAGGCACCATTCACCCGATTTAACAAGTCCGGACGGGATTCGGTACGTCACTTGGGATTCATCCAGCGTGGTAACCATGCTACACCGATCTTCCGATCGGCCGGGAGTCGAACCCGCTTGCCTTCTATTACTCAGTACCTTCGAAGAATACTGCATAACGTGACTTCACTTGCTGACACTCTCAAAACTTGGCGGTCTTAGGGGGTAACGATCCCCTTCTTCGAGCGTGACAAGCCGTCGTGCGTCCATGAACACTTTAAGACCTATTTTTATAGTCAAGCACCGAGAGATGCCCAATTTATGCGTCCTCCGCTAAGAGTGCAAAAGCCGATGGCAGTTATTTCAGGATCCGTTCCCGGCCGGTTGGACCCGAATAGTGTAAGCGTCCTTACACGATACCTTTATCGATGCTTGACTATAAAAACAAACTTGGTGTAGTAAACAGGATTCGAACCTGCCTGGCTATCTGTTTTCTTCAATGGGTAACGTTACCTCCCATCGCCATATGCCCCTCGGGTTTGCAATCCTGCTACGCATACAGTCAAATAACTTGTCAACCTAACTTACCACATATTCTTGGTGGAGCCGGCTGGAGTTGAACCAGCAATGCACAGGGGCGGCGGATTTACAGTCCACTGGGGTTACCAATTTTCCTACGACTCCAAAAACTAGCTACAGGACGCCCCGCAAGCGGGTCGTTTAAGAATACGCTGATGCGACTCTCCTATAAAAATGGTACTCGGTACGGGAATCGAACCCGTCTTACCAACGTGAAAGGCTGGTGTCCTAAACCGATAGACGAACCGAGCAAAAAAGATTGTAAACACACTCAACAGGGCTATACACAACTTTCGCTGTCTCGGCAACCCCTTAAACCGATTGGTTGGCATGCTTACAAAAATTTGGTGCCTAGGGAGAGACTCGAACTCTCAATCCTCGCGGCGCTGGCTTCTAAGACCAGAGTGTATACCATTCCACCACCTAGGCATGTTTGGTGCTCGAGGCCGGAATCGAACCGGCACGACTTGCGTCGGCAGATTTTAAGTCTGCTGTGGCTACCGATTACACCACTCGAGCATAGTTTTCAACTATATGTAAACACACTATAAACGACTTGGTAGGAGTCGCATCCTTCGCTGGGCTACCACCGCCGGCTACATGGCATGTAGTGTGTTTGCATATAGTTGCCAGGCACAGTGACCTGGACAAACTATACAAAGCAAAATTTTAAAGAACAACAGCCAATTGCTTGACTGAACATCTATTGTAGCAGTGAACACATTTTGCGTCAACTACTTTTTAAGTTCTGCGGAAACATTGCGATCAACATTTCCTAACTAAGCCTCTATTGTAGCAGTCGATGAATTTTTCGTCAACTACAAAAAACAAAACCCTCCGAGTTGGAGGGTCTTTGTTAAGGTAACACTAGAGTACTACTTTAACAAAGACCTCCCTGATCTTCACGCTCATAGGCATAGAGGTCATTGACCAATGACAGTATGCTTGATAACGGTGACAGGATGTTTTGCATCATAGTGTTATTATATATGACAGGTGAAAAATTTGTCAAGAAAAACCCGCCGAAATGGCGGGTTTTGGTCAAATCCGTTGAGGATTAGAAGCGGTGGGTAACACCAACACCAACTTGCTTGACATCAGCAGATGTTCCTGCTTTGTCAACATTACGATAGCTGATCAGTAGGTCAGTGCGACGGCTGAGAGCGTATTCAGCACCGACGTTGTAGGCTTCAACATTGTTGTTGGTCTTGCCATAGCCGGCCTTGATGGTATAAGCACCAATCTTCTGGCTTGTACCAATCATATTGCCCTGAAAAGCAGAAGCACCTTTGTTGTTGCTGTAGCTGTAGAACACTGTGGTGTCGCCGAACTTGGCGTTGGCACTGGCCACAACAGACTTTTCTGCACCTTGGTCAAATTGAGCAACACCTACATTGGCAATGCCAACCTTGGTACCAGCACTGTAAACAGTGGCTTCTTGGCCTGTGGCAGTGTAGGTACGATCAGCACCCAGGGTCACACCAGGCAGTGCTGTGACTTGTGCAAAAACGCCATTGCTGAGACGTAGTCCACGCAGGTTGTGAACGTCACCGGCAATGCTGCCATACAGTGCGTTGAAGCTGTCTCCAGATGCCAGGGTGGTAAACACGCCGTGAACATTGCGACCCACATCAACACTGCCAACCTTGCTGGCCAGACCCACGGTGCTCTGACGATCACCTAATTGAGTGTTGCCGCCGTTGTTGGGATCTTGGCTGGCAATGCTGGTTTCGATCACAGCACGAGCACGTAGGCCACCACCTAGGTCTTCCTGAACACGGAAGCCAATGTGGCTGATGTCGTTGACAATGCTGTCAGCGCGAACGGCTCCAGTCTTGGTACTGTCAACAGTGGCATTCATACGGCCATAAACTGTGGCCTGTGCCATGGCACCCATACTGGCCACAGCCAGTGCGGCTGCAATAACGATTTTTTTCATGTAATTTTCCTTTCGAAAGATATGGTCGAATTAACCATAGACAAGTATATAGCGGGTACACTGCAACAGTCAAGAAAAAAGGCTACCGAAGTAGCCTTTTTGGAAGTTTCTGTTTCTTGGCATTCCTGCCTCAGCGGGCCTCAAGCGGCCAGTGCGTAAACGCTGTCGTTAGCATTTATAAGTTTTGCTTGATTTACGGTCATCGCCTACCGCACCGTCTGCTAATTTACTAGTAGTTCCGTCGAATCTGTTCAGGCCCATCAAAAACATACTTTAGTCGGTCTTTCACCGCTCTTATCAGTTCTCAATCTTCCAAGTATGCTTTTGGTGGACCTGGGGGCATAATGCTAGCCCCGTCCGAACCTCGTTTCGCTTCGCTTCATACGATGATATTTTTATTTATTAATCTACCCTTTGTTAATTTTAGTTCTACTATTTTAGCATCGGTAGGATACAAATAATAGTTCTTTTGGTTATCATTATACCAGTGCCTACCGTATGCGTTTGCTTTTTTATTCTTTTTACGATCTCTCCACTCTGTTACAGGAATCCAACCAACTGGTTGTTCACCAGGCTTGTATCTTTGTTTGTTTAAAACACTAGACGGAGGAAGATCTCCAGTGTGTGTTTCGTCTATGTAGATCTTGGTTCCGTAAGATCCGTTACCTTTTCCGGATACTTTAGTTGAGATGTTTTCTCGTCTTGCTTGTTTTTCGTCTTCGGTTAGGTGCGCCCAAGTGTCAGGATTAACTATTCCTTTTTTAACTAATTCACTCCAACTACTTGCCCTAACCCTTTGCCAGGATTCTTCCGACCAGTGTTGTGTTCCGCCTAACTTTAATTCTTTAACTCTTTTCGATGCCTGGGCACTTACTTCCTTGCGTTTAGTAGGATCTAGGTTAATATGTTCCCAGCCACCTAGCCCACCTTTGTGCATATTGTATGTGTCTTTTCGTTTTACAAAATCTTCTGTGACTATTTCTGCTTCTTTGATAGACATCTCTTCCATAGACGAACAATAGCATAGGACTTCTTTTTTGAAGTTTTCTATACCGTATTTTTTAATAGCCGCTGATATTTGTTTGCCTGAGCCGTAGTAGCCATTTTCGTTAGGGTGCCTGTCTGATTTATGCTTGCCTACATAAATCTTACCGTTAACTAAATTGGTTATTTGATATACATAAAAGAACATACCGCCTCCGTATAGTATTTATACAGGGCGGTATCGAACCTACGTCTTAAATGGTTCTGAACGGTTAGATGCCCTTTGCGTCCAGAACACTTTTCTCTTTGCTTCTTACAGCAATAACCTATAGTTTAATGCAATGTTCTAATGCTGTCAACCAATCCTGGCTCAAAGAAGTCAGCATATTTTTCGTAAACTGTTTCGGCCTTTTGACGTAGATCTGACATTTGATCTTGAGTCAACTCGACCACAGTTACGCCGTTGTTTTGCAGTTTCTTCAAGCTGGCTTCACCGTCTTGCAAGCTAAGTGCTCGTTCATTGCGAGCAGCTTCCACAGCAGCTTCGCTGAAAATCTGCTGCACGCCAGCATCAAGACTGTTCCACCAATCAACGTTGACCACAATGCTGGTCAAGAACAAACTGTGTTGTGTATCAACAATGCTGTTGATCCATCCGTCGCATTGATCGGGCAGCAGTCGCTGTGCAACATGTTCGGCACCAACCACTTGGCCAGACTTGACTACGTCAGTCACGCCGTCGATTTCAGTGGGCACTGGATCAAATCCAAAAGCTCGCATGGTATCTTGTGCTATGTGACTCATGCCCGAACGCACTTTTTGTCCAGCAATTTCTCCCAGGGTGGTCACACTGCCTGACATAGGCATAAGGCGGAAACCACCTGAATATGTGTAGGCCAAGCCTTTTAGTTTGCTGTTGGCGTCAAAGCTGTTCAACAGTTGCTGACCCACTGTGCCTTCCAGTACCGCAGCAGCATGATCATGATCCTCAAACAAGTACGGCATGTCTAACACATGCATCTGTTTGTTGGCTTGACGAGCCAGGCTGGTGGTCTGCATCTGCGCAATCTGCACTGTGTTGTCTTGTAAAAATTCCCACAAGTTATGACGATTGGCTTCCACAGCGGGTTTGTATTTGCTGTTGAATTCTTCTGCAGTAAGAATTTCGATATCAATGTTTACGTCTTTGCTTTTGGCGTTGACAATGCGTTTGAAATCTTCAGCTACTCGCTGAAACAAGTAAACAGGCTGGTGAGCGATAATCCATTTGAGTGTGATGGTTTTCACGGGTATCTCCTTTTTTATATTTATTGTTTTGCAATACCTTGGGTGATTTGGCGCCACTGAGCTTGGTTGGTTTGATGTAGTTTTTCTGTGCGATCAAACGGTACAATTTCCACAACACCACGCTCATTGTTGCAACTTTCGCGCACTGCATCGTTTATCGCAGCGTTGAAAATTCTGTTGAGCTCTTGCGCTGTGGCAGCATCGGTTGAACGAGGCACAAAGACATAGTAGCTGTTGGTCAAATTGTCCAGTCCTTTTACTTTTAAACTAGAGAATGATGGCATGTTTGGTAAGCTACGAGTTCCTGAAATCCCAATCACTGCGGTGTCTGGGGTCAGTCTGGCCAAATTTCCCACGCTCAGCAAGTCAATGCTGGTGTCAATGTGCTTGCCCAACATGTCTGTGGTAGCTTCTGGAGTTCCTTTGTAGGGCACATCTGTAAATTTCAATTCTGGATTGTTTTGTGCAAGTAATCGTGTAAACAGTTGTGTTACTGATCCTGGATTTATTCCTACGGTAACATTGTTGTTTTTCAAATCGTTGAATGATGCATACTTGCGACTGAACATTGCCAGTGGGCTTTGCAAGCAAATTGCACTGACCAAACGAAACTGCTCAGGGTCGTGACTTTCGTTGTACATCAACGGTCTGGTATAAAAGCTGCTGGTCGATGCCAGCACTGTGAGTGTGTTTGATGCGGTTGTGTAATTTGCTGCAATAGCACCGCCGGCACCAGGTCGGTTTACAAACACAAACTGATATTTAGACTGCTGTTGATTGGCTGATTCAATCAAATTTCGAACCATTATGGCCTGTGTTGAGCCTGCTGCAAAAGGCCAGACAATCTGTACCGGTTGAGGGTTTGCTTGTGCCGTGACGCAAGACAATGCGGTTGCAAGAACTGCAAGTAGTTTTTTCATTGAATTTTCTCCTGGGGGGGGGGGTAAAAAGATGTAGACTATTATTTATCTATGTAGTAAGTTTTAAAGTCTTTATCCAGCATGTACCAGTTGATATTTTTGTTCCAAGTGTAGCTCAAGCTTTTTTTCTTGTGCTGTATGTAATAAGGATAATCAATCAACTGACTCAACGCTTGTTTTGCTGGCCATCTATACTGCTCTGTGCGTTCGTAGTAGCTGGGGGTATGCATGCTCCAACGCTGAAATTCAGGTGTTGCATAAAAAGCCCTGATTCGTCTAGCAACATGTGCTGGTCGCTCAATGCAATCATCATACAACACTGTGGTCCATGTGTGATTGAAAAACAACCACCATCGCATATCTCTCACAGTATCTATAGGACGCGGACTGAATTTGATGCTGGGCTCAATAATGTCGAGAAAACTTTGGGAAAAACCTTTGCTCCAGTGATCATCTGGGCCAACACCAGACTGGTGTATGGATCTAGCTGGCCCAAACAGTTGATCTCCGCACTGACCATTTATGTACAACTGATCAGGATCCTCGCTGTCATAGCTGTATGGTAGGTTACATTCATTTCTGGTCTGGTCAAATTTGATTCGAACTCCTGAATTTCGAATGGTAGAGTCAAACAATTTTCCCGACTCAAGAATGCTTTCAAACGTACAGATAATACTGAGCTGATCTAAGTGTTTTGCCTGGCGCAAAAACGAGAACAAAGCAACTGTGCTGTCAAGACCACCGCTCCATAAAACATTTATGTGTTTGTTGGTGTCAAGTAGCTGTTGTGCTCTTTGTAAACAGATATCTAAATAATCAAAGCTAGCAGGCTGACCGCTGGGGATCAGCTGATCCGTGGGTATGTGAGTTTTGACAATGCTGGGCACAGTCGCAGTGCGATCAACATAACCAAAATTAATTCTGGTAGGTGAAGCACCGCGAATTCTCATTAGTTCAATGATGAATGCTATCCACTGGTTGACGTAACGTTCCCCGTCGGGATTCACAATCTCTTTGTCAAGCTGATCAGTTTTGTATAAGTGTAAGACTTTTTGTAAATCAAAATTAACAATCACAGCTGGGCACTCCATTGCTCAACTTCGTTGTTGTGATCGAATACCCTTTTAACAGTCTTTGTAGAATGCAAGTCAAAATTTGCAATTGCGTCAGCAGGAACAAATGCTGCACGAGCATAAATGCTGTGAGAAAAATTCATGTTTATGTTTTCGTCCCGGTTGGTGTCAACATCGATAACATCTACCACTTCCCACACAGTGGAATCTTCGATGGTTTGAATTAACTTTGCCACTGGCCCGCAATAAAAACTCATGCTGAGTCCTCGTCGTCTAGCACTATCCAGCCCAAACGAAACAAGTCTTCACGAATTTGGTCAGTGACTACACCTTCACCTACAAAGTTGTTTTTCATGTATAGGTAGCGTTCTTTTGCTTCTGCATCCAGATCCTGAAACTGATCGTCATCCATGCCCACAATGCCTGAACAGTACCAATCAATGTAGTCGCCTTGACCGCGCATGTCTGCTATGATACCGCCTGCGTAACGCCAACTGCAACTCCAGGTTTGGTTCTTTAACTGCGGCCAAACTTCGTTCTTTTGAAAGTCGCGATTGCACATGGCTGCATACAAATTTTGTGCATAGGCTTCGGATGCACGAACCTTGGCCACCATCCAGTCTGAACTGCGCAGGTCGTATTCCATGTTGTTTTTTTGCCACTCAGGATCTTGTTCCTGATCCCTGCGGTGTTGGTTCATGCTTTTGAACAGCTCGATCATGCTCTCAGCATGCTCTGCAGAAGTTTTGCCTTGTTCTGCTTGCTTGATTGCAGATTCAATTTGAAAAGTATTGCGTTCTGGACTTGAGCTGATCATAAAAAAATCCTGTATAGTACTTATTATACAGGATTTTGAAAAACACATCAAGGTGTTTTGGTTAGCCAGTCATTACCTTGGCCACGTTGTTCATAACCGCAGCAATGCGTCCGATATCTCTCAGTTGTTCCACTGTGTAGCCTTCTTGCTTGAGTGTGTCATAGTGAGCTTTGACGCAGAAATGACACTTGCCTACAATTGATGCAGCCAGGCTGTATGCTTCAAAACGGGCCTTGGTTGTACCACCGTGGCTGGCAATGGCATTCATGCGCAGTTGTGCAGGCAATCCTTTGAGCTGTTCGTCCTCGGCCATTTCAACAAATGGGTACCAAGTGTTGTTTTGAGCCATGATCGAACCAGCTGTGACAGCAGCATCTGCTTCTTTGCGATCAGTAATTACGCTGTGAATCCAAGTCCACAGTTTGGTATTACCAGATGCAAAAGCAGCAGCCAGCGCACAGGCTTCGGCTTCCTCCACTGGCAGTGTACTACGCTTGATCACAGCATCAATGTTGAGCCGTGCATCCTTGGCATAGTCAGGGATGGTTTCTTTGAGTTGATCTACCCATTGTGTCATTTTATTTTCCTTTGCTTGCTAGAACAATTTTGCAAATATGTTCCAGTCTTTCTATGTGTTCAAACGCACGCCATGGTGAGGTATCAATAGCAACAACACCATGTCCTTTGATGCCTACAATATCGTAAGCAATGTTACCACGGTCATCTAGTTCAAGATGATGGTGGCACTGGTCTGCAAGTTCTTGACTGATAGGTGGCACATCTCCTACATTGTATGCCACCCGGGTATAACGGCTGAGTTCAGGGAACTCTTTTGCGATTGCTCCTAGCTCAATGCCAGCATGCATGGCAGCAACACAGTAAGTAGGGTGCAAGTGAACTACCACTCGCACATCATTGCTGTGTTGTCCCATGGCACGTTGTAGACCAAAGTGCAAGGGCAGTTCTCCACTGGGTTTTAGATTGGCACTGATGTCAGTGTAGTAATCTTCTTGCCACAGCAGTCCGTGAATGCTGATCTTCTTGAACTGGTCAGGTTGCAGTGTCTGCTTGCGCACACCACTTGGCGTGATGTAAAAGTGATCCCTGTCGTGGTGGCGTATGCTAACGTTACCATCGCGACTGGTAATCCAATTGCGACGGTACGCTTCTACCAGTGTTTCACAGATAGTTTCAAGCATGCTTACTTCAGTGTTTCGCCGCCTACGGTGCGGTTGCAAGCACACAGTTCGCCAGTTTGCAGAGCGTCAAGAATACGCAGTGTTTCTTCTGGGCTGCGGCCAACGTTCAAGTTGTTCACAGTAACGTGCTGGATTTCGTTGTTGGGATCAACAATGAATGTGGCACGAAGTGCAGCGCCAGCAGGTGCGTAGAACACACCCAGTTGCTCAATCAGGCTGAGTTCACCGCGCTGTGTGTCAGCAAACTGGTGATGACGAATCTTCTTGAGATCGGCGTGAGCATTTTGCCAAGCTACCTTGCAGAACTCATTGTCGGTGCTACCAGTGAGCAACACAGCGTCGCGGTCTTCGAAGTCTTGTGCCAACTTGTCGTAGGCCACAATTTCAGTAGGGCAAACAAAGGTAAAGTCCTTGGGGTAGTATACAATCACTTTCCACTTGCCTGGAAAGCTTTCCTCGTTGATGGTGTAGAAAGCATCTTCGGGTTGACCAGGTTTTACGCCGGTAATGGCAAAGGGTGCCAGTTTGTCGCCAACTGTTTTCATTGATTTCTCCTATGTGTTAAATGAAATTGGTTCAGTGAGTGTTTCACTTATGTGTATTGTAATAGTATATATCTATGAAATCAACGAAAAATCCAGGATTTGCCAATGATTGTTTCAATGTCGATAATAGGCAAAACCTATAGCAAAGAAAAACCCCCGAGCAGTCCCTACAAGGCAACCGACGGGGGCCGTGTTGTTTGGTCCGGCGTGTAGGAATCGAACCTACATTCTGGGTTTAGAAGACCCATGTCCTATCCATTGAACGAACGCCAGGTATGGTTATCTAACTGCTCTAGCCCTGGCCATGAGCACAGGTTCTATGTCGCCTTTGATTATAACATTGGTCCATGAATCTGTCAAGCCCGATGCATGATCTGTGACACGGTTGTCTGGTTCGTGATAGGTGCGGATACGCTCTGTTCCGGCTTGGAATCGCGGAGTATCCTGATGGTAGTGTGCCATCACGCGACTACGACACACAGAGTATGCCGCGGCACGATTGTCTTCACGGCTGCGACTGTTGGTTCCGTTGGCAGAGATTCCAGTGGGCTCGTGGATACAACGGCAACAGTTTTGGTGCTTGTTGCGATGCTGTCCTCCCTTGCCTGTGCCGGAGAACCATTCAAATCGAAACTGATCTTCTGTGATTTGCATGCGTTATTTATATGGTGCGCCCGACCGGACTTGAACCGATAACCCGCCGATTATGAGTCGGAAGCTCTAACCAATTGAGCTACAAGCGCAATATCTGTATTGTAACAGAGACGTTATTTAGTGTCTATGGTTTTGAACAGTTGTTCGGGATCACTTAAATGATCCGTTTTGATCTCGCGCAGTTTGAGACCAAACACTTCAGCAATGGAATTCTTGTAGGTAATACGACGATTGTTCCAGTCGCGAATGGCAATGGCTCTGCGCCCAATTTCGTCCAGTTCCAACAGATGTTCTACACCGGACTTGAGCTGCCACTCGAGATCCCAAATCCGGTTGTGGATTTTGGTGATTTCTGCAATGTCGTTTTGTAGTTGTGCCAATTGATCCGGTGAAAGATCAGCAATGAGTTCTTGATAACGTGCTTCGTACCAGTCCAGTTCATCCTGGTTGCCACCGCTGGTGCGCTCAAATTTTACTCGTGCAATGCACAAGCGATCAATCAGTTCTAGTTCGGGTAAAAATTGCATGGGTTATCCTTGACTCCGGGTCAGCAAATACATAGTTACCTCCGGGCCGCTGACTCGCACAAGATCTTGGGGGTACTTGTTTTGTTCCCACCGACTACGGCCAACACGTCGAACTTTGACCATTTTGGGATTGAGTTTGGTCACGGTTCCAACATACATGGTATTGCTGGATGGGAACACCACTGCATCGCCTATAGTTAAAGGTTGCCCAAGAAGATCGCGATGTTCAGGATTCACAGCCACGAATGACAGCTCCAAGTATTGAGATAACGCATACTTGCACAACCGGCGTTGCCAAAGTGTTGGGCCATAAAATTTGCATAAGGCACACGCCAACGCTGTTGAACAGGTTCGGGGGCATGGCAGGCAAGGTAGTGTAGTTTGCTAAATTGGTAGGAGATTGTTTTCTTGTTCAATCTGTAACCAGCAGGATACCACTTCACACGGCTCTGCCAGTTGTAGTTGTCTGAACGTCCAGTGCGCAGGCGTTCTTTTATGATATAACGCTTGCTGATATCTTGTGGTCTAAACTTATTCAATGGGTACTCCTTCTCTGTAGTCCCAACCTTTGCCGCCGAGCTTTTCCCAGTTTTTGTATTTGTTTTCTTCGTCTTTGCACCGTTGTGGTTGGCCTATGCTACCTACCACAGCCATGCAATGTTCACATCGATAACCAATACCCGAGCTCTCGTCAAAATACGCTACACCGCCACAGGGCAGATGCATAGGCGCAGTGTTGAATTCAAAGTCGTATTCCATCATTGCTTCAACAGTTCAAAAATTTTCTTCTTGTCGACAACATCAAACAGTTGCTTGACTTCTTTGACAGTGACTTCAAATTCTACAAATTCCCAATCCTGAACTTCCTTGCGAGTGTATTCGCTGGAACTGTTCATGTTATATGTAATTGTAGCACGAAGTTTGCCCAAGGTGTCATACACTTTGCCCGATTTGTTCCATGCGCCATTGGCCATGCGAAACAGTTCGGGATTGCTCTTGCGACGAATTTTGTAGTAGGTTAATGTGGCCATTTTAAATTGAAAAGAGTTGCGTCATGGTCGCGAGCAAAGGTAATATGCCAGTCTGAATATCCGCTGACAATCACCCAACGTGCTCCGCCATCGATGTGATATTCATGCGGCATGTGTTTTTGCAGCCAAATGCTCAGGTCTTCAAGACTGCCGTAGTTCCTTGGAATTGGCACTGGAGTCATCGTGATCTCACGCAACGATATGCGTCAGATTTCAATGCAAGTTCTCTAGCAGCTCGTTCGCACATTTGCTTGGCATCGTATTTTCGTTCCCAGTTATCTTGATGAAACTCACCAAGCGGCCGCCAATCCATTTTAGTAGCAGTACTATGGCTCATGCCCGCAAAACCAACCACTGTCCAAATCATTAAAATGTAAGTCATCGTTTCAACTTGTTGATCAAGTCCAGTCGTTCCACGCACTTCAAACACACAGCATTGTACTTGGGCCCGCCGGAGCTAGAAACGGCACTGCCGCAACTGGAGCACAAAATGAATGCATGTGTGGTAATGTATCCCGGAGGTGTTGGGTAGATGGGCTCCAGGGTGTAGCCCAGAATCTGCTGTTCGTCACTCACGATCAAGTCCAAATGCAAATCGAATACGTTCGGCAACAACTTTGCCGTCATAGCGTGTGTCTTCAGCAATGGCAATGCACTCCTGCAGAATCAATTCCCCAAACCGTTGTTGCAGTTGGGGATTGATGGTGGGGTAATGACTACCACCGGCTTCCAAACTAAATTGTTTAAATTTTTCGTTCATTCTTTAACTCCGAAGATACTTTTCTTCAATCTCAAAAATCATGTGGTCACTATATTGAACACTTTCTTTTTCAATTGTAACCTCTGCGGCTTCCCGAGTTGAATAGATTCCCAAACTACAGGTTTCACTCGGGCAATGACCATCAATCATAATCACTTCGTACACAATTTTCATTGTTCAACCCCGAAATGTTCTTTCAACACATGACTGATATGACGATTCCACAATTCATTGTCATGCAACACATTCATACATTCCTTGACAATCAACTCAGCGAACTTGGCCACATCCAGTTTTTCTGTGGGCTCGATCAGGCTATTGGAAAGAGCATAGTCTTTAGCTTGATCGGCAGGAACAGCACTTTGCCTAATCAGTTCTTGAATTCGTTGGTTCATGATTCTATCCTCGAAAGTTGATCCCATACTACACCGTGCCAGGCGCGAAATCTTGCCAAGCCTTCGACTAGTGGATCCCACACAATCTCAGCCCACTCTCCTTCGCTGTCCTGATATACCAGGCGCCGCCCGGGCCAGAGTTGGTTGATGAATGCCAGCACGTTTTCAGCATCGTTGGTCACACTGCGAGCACCGTTGAGATCTCGGATGAATACAATGCCTTGACTGGTACTGGCTTCGCTCCAGGGCAATGGCTCAACAAAGTCCCAGTGGCTTTTCATGCAAACTCCTGTTGAGCCAGTGTTTTCCACATGCGGCGCTTCTCATAGTAGCGAGCCATTCCTGGCCAGTCTGACGCATAGATGCGGAAGTCATAGTATGGACGCTGACACCAAGTGTTGAACTCTTTGTTGAAGTGTCCGCCACCGCCGCCGCCACTGCCAGTGTGAGCACGTTGGCGCCCGCTTTGGAATGTGCCCCGGCTGAACAGGTCGCTGCCAAGGTAAACATAGTCAAACTCTTGGGGCCACTCAACCAGCCATTCAATCTGACCAGTCCAGCCCGGATACCCACGCGGGCGCCCATCTTCGGCTTCGCGACTTGACCAGCACTGCACACCACCCACAGGACATGAGTGACTGTTACTGACCATGTCGCTCCAACGCAGTTTGTGAGTGATTTTCAGCACTCGTGGCATGGGCATGACCTGTGCATTTTTGCCGCGGCCAACTTTCTTACCAACTTGTTCCCAATCGTATGGATCACCTTCGGCGGCCTCGGCCCAGAACAAGTGCTGATTGTCAATGACCATTTGACACCAATCATCAATGCTTTGCTCACGCTCATACAGTTCAGCCCAGGCAGCATCTTTCGCAGCTTCGGCGATCTTCAGTTTCTTTTGAGCAAGACGATGGCGAGCCAACTTGCGTAGGTGGGCTTGATACTTTGATTTGTCCTCGAAGATCTTGCCATCCTCGTCGCTCTTCCAGCAAATAATTTGACTCATTTTTAATCTCACTTATCAAGGTAGCTAATGTCGCCGAACTTCTTCTTCAGCCGTTCATACTCAGCATATTCCTTGTCTTTCTTAGCCTTTGCGGCAGCTCGCTTACGGTCGCGTTCTTTCTTTTCTTCGGCAATACGCTTTTCGTATTCTTTGTCAGTTTCTTCGCGGCATTCCCACAGTTCGAGATCCAGGCCGCCATCGTAGCCGTAAGGACTAAGATTGAAGTAAACATGACGATCGGGGTATCCTGCTTGCAGTTCCTTCATGCGTTCAATGACTTCAGCTGGGGTCATTCGGTCCAGCATGTCGTAAAACGACTCAGTACCAATTTTTACATTTACAATTTTACGCTTGCTCATCAGTCACCTCGAAGGGCATGCCACATTTCAGGGTCAGTGCCCAGATAAATTCTATAAGTGATTCGGTTGCGCCAGATGCTCACACGATTAACTGTGCGCTCAACCCAATTGAAAAAACGATCGCGGAACCAAAACGGATTGATCACTGCCAGTATCAGTGCAATTACAACAGGCAGAAACAACACACCGTAAGTCAGCACCAAGCTGACTATCTGGGCACGCCAAAAGCGGCCGCCACCACGAGTCATGGTCACAGTTTTTGGCAAGCTCATTTAGGCCTCGCCTAGGTAAATTGCTTTGCCCACAGGACTTTGACCGCGGCCAAGGCTCTCTGCGTCAAACGAAGTTTCAGCAGTGATCACAATGTCGTTCCAACGACTTTCATTCAAGAACACACGAACTCGATAGCTACGCATGGTAGTCTCCTTTGATTAAAAAACACCACGAACATCAGTGTTGAGGTTGGGGCGAAGTTGACGGATCAACTCACGTTCAGCGGCGTGAGCTTGGCTCTTGCCACGGATTACATCTACAACACGCACAGTGAAAGCACCAACACCACGCTCGCGCAGGGCTTCGTACAGTGCCCACGATTTGTCTTCGCTACGGCTACGATACAGATGCTTGCGGCAACGGGTCATAACTGACTTCTTCACAGTGCTCTCAGTCTTGGCGGTGACACCGACGTAGAAGTCTGTACCCGACTCAATCATGTAAATGATGTGGGTACGATCGGTGCGCTTCTTGCGGGTCACTTGTTGCTTCATCATGTTATTATTATAGCAAAACACGAATTTCGGTGCAACCGTAAAAAGTAGTACTAGAGTATTACAACTCTAGTACTACTTTTGAGTTAAACAGCGCCCTCGTAACGGGCAACTACGTACCAATCAGGTACCGAATCTTTGTTATTGTGTTTTTGATTATAATCTAGGGCATATTGCCGAGCTTCGTCTTCATTATCGAAATACACATCGTCCCAGGGTTTTTGTCCCCAACCACGTTCATATTCAGTTAATGAAACACGATAACCACGGGGTTTTTCGATTCTGGGCATTTTGAGCTCCTTTCTCGGTGGGTTAGCTGGAACGGTACTTACAGTATAGCAAAACTTGAATTTTCGGTCAACCGCAGAACGCCACGGTAAGTACGTGCATGACTGATCCCTATCATCACATCTACACCGGAGACATTTTCCAACAAAGTGAATGCATTTGGCACGAAAATACCCTGTTGGATTTTTTTCGCAGCAGTTTAAAAAGCCTGGGCTATCACAGTGTTTCGGATTCAAACAAAGTATGGCGCCGTGGAGATCAAACTGTGGTAGTGTGTTTGGTCGATGATTACACAACCTGTGCAGAAAGATTTGATGTTGGATTACCTTACATATTCGATCGCAATACCACAGTGATAACAGATACTCATGTACAAACTCCCACACAATATCGAGTTTGTGAATTACCGCCTTCGTTTTTTGGAATATATGCTCACGTTCCTGAATATTCGTGGAAGCCACAGCGTAGATTTACTCTAGGTATTAATCGTCTAGATTCAAAACGATTATTGATGTTTTTGGAATTGATGATGCGCAGTGAATATCTGGGCACAGATTTAGATTATGTCAACTTTAACTGTTGGCGTTGGGGCGGAGATAATGAAACTGCGCAAGGTCTAAAACAAAACTTTGACAATCAATATCAAGAATTAGAATCTCAATATCACGCAGTGTACAACGACATCCGCGGCAAGATTGGCGATCGCATGCCTTATGCGAATCACAGTCTCACACAAGAGCAGGCACACACTTCGGCATGGCTAAACATTGTGATGGAAACCTACAGTGCAGACAACACCATTGCACTCAGCGAAAAAACATTTAGAGCCTTGTGTTTGCCTGCGCCGTGGCAACTGTATTCAGGACGCAACACTGTGGCTCGCTTGCACAGCCTGGGCTTTGATACCTTGCAAGACCTAGTGACACATCGTTACGATGCCATGATTGAAAATCGCACAGCAGCCTACGGCGACAAGATGGTAGACTTCTTGTTTGAAGCCACAGAAAATGTTCAGTCTTTGGAAACACAAGACTTTGACTCAGTGGCTCAACGCTGTGAACAAGCAGCAGAACACAATCAACAACTGCTGGCCATCATGCGCTACAACTGGCCCAGAGATTTTGCACGTTGGTGGCCGCAGGTACTGGAACACATACAGTAATGTGCGGTGTATTGTATGTTCGTAGCTCAGCGCCCATTGCTTTAGAGCGCCATTTGGCAGCAGTGAAAACCCTGGAACCTCGTGGTCCTGATTTCACTAGGTACCAACATCGTGACACAGTGTTCATTGCTCAAACAGTGTTGCGTATTACAGGCACCAACGACTACTACCAACAAACTCACAATGATTTCCTAAGTTACAACGGCGAGATCTACAACTATCGTAGATTTGGAAACTACAGTTCAGATACTGAATTGGTTCATCGTGCTGTGACAAGAAATACCAAACAGTTTCAGTACTTTGAAGGACCCTGGGCTTGGGCATGGACTGATTTTGAAACTGTGCTGTATGCAGCAGATCCGCAGGGCGAACGTTGTTTGTATCACTATCAGGACGATGACATCTTGATTGTAGCCAGCGAAGTCACTGCAATACTGGCCTATGTTGACTGTGCGCCGCAGGCAGTGCCCTACCGTAACAAGTGTTGGACTATGATCAGTCAAACGCCCTGGCGTGGTATCACTCGTTGCGAACCGGGCATGATGTACAAAGATGGGCAAGCCGTAAGAAAACTCGACAGCATCTTTGATTGGATCACAGAGCCCCTGGACCTTGACCTTGAACAAGCAGTGACTCAGTTTGAACAACTGTGGCAATATGTGTGTGGCAGCATGCGTCCTGAGCAGCCTGCTACTTTGAGTTACAGTGGGGGTATTGACAGTCAGTTGATTGCCAAACACACAGCAGGCATGGAACAAATTGCCATAGACATAGTGGGCAAAGACCCCATTGTGGATTCGCTAAACTGCACAAAGATCTCTGTGGATCCGCAACAGTGGGCACAGCACTACAGATCACTGATTGAACAAACTCAAATGCCTGCACAGACCTGGAGTTATGTGGGCAAATGGTTGGTGGCTCAGCATGCATCTAATCGAATTATTTTCACAGGACTGGCAGCTGATGAACTGTTTGGTGGTTACGGTGTTTATCAAACCATAGACTACTCTGCTGATCAATGCTCTAGCCCTTACAGCACAGATGACCACGATAGCCTATGGCAACAGTGTTTGGATTGCTACCACGGTGATCCCAGACCTGCTACATTGCTCATGGACTATTGGTATCAAGTGGTAGGTGTTGACGCACCAGGACTGGACAGACTGGGCGGCCACTGGGGTCGGGAAACACGTAATCCTTTTATGCATCGTCGGATTATAGAGTTTGCACTGAACTTGCCGTGGCACTTGAGGGTTGGGCAGTATCCCAAACAGTTGCTTAGAACATTTTATCAGCGTACAATGGACAATGTCATACAGCCCAAACAGGGCTTTGCAGGACATGCCAATGACAGCTTGCCTTGGCTTGGTGTAAATATCACAGAGTCCGGTGACAGATATCAAGATTGGAAACAAATTGCACAACAAACATTCAGTGATTACACAACAGCATGACGTGCCATGGCAGCACTGGATCGCTGACAACTTTTTAACAGCTGAGTGTCTTGCTGAATTAAAATCAGTGCCACATCAACGCAGTCAGGCAACTGCGGGCAAACGTGTAGGCGATGGTAGATTCTTTGTGGACGAATCCACAGCAGATCAATACCCTCATTTGCATGCACTGTGGCAGGATCTGCACCATGGCGAAGTCAAACAGTACTTTGAATCCTTTACTGGCCTGGACTACACTGGCCTAGTACCCAGAGTAGAAGTAATCAGCGATATTGGTGACTTCTATCTTGAAACACACCACGACTTGTTGGAAAAGAGACTCACTGCACTGGTTTACACAGACTATGAAAAACTGTGGCCGGGAACCATGCTAGGGCAGTCGCATCAGGTTGAAGCTCGAGATAACCGTTGTATGTTCTTTGTTCCATCGCCCGATACTTGGCACAGCTATCCGCACACACATTTTGACGTGGTGCGCAGGGCCATGCAAATAAACTACTGGACTTACTCAGTGTAATTGTTCCAATCAACAGCGTTGGCAAACCAAGTTCTGCTGACTCTGAATCCAGGATTGGCCTTGACGTAATTCACAAACATCTTCACTGCTTGATCTTCACCGGGCGTCACAGATCTAGTGCGATTGGTATTGTATTCGTACCAATACAAGCCATAAGGTGCAGTGGGATCAGTGAGTCTGAATATAAATTCAACTTCGGGCTCTGCACGGCATAGTTGGGCAAATTGAGCAAAACTGGTCACAGCCTCTAGGTCTTGATACAAGTGTGCTCGATCTGCGGATGTGCTGACAAACGCAGGCACAGAAGTTATCTCAGGCATGACTTCTAAACAGCGTAGCCTACTGTCTCCGGTGCCAGCAACAAATGTACCATCGCCTTGATCTTGTATCAACCAAGGTTTTACTATTCCCTGTTGTCGTATGTCTGCAATCCACATGTTGAGTTTGGTCAGATTTGCAATGTCGTAGCGGTTGCGTGGTTCGCTTTCAAATGCATCTATGCCATCGTGTTCTAACCATTCGTTGGCCCAACGAATCAAATCATCCAGCCGTTGATTGGTTGATATGTTATCAAACCTGCTGGCAGGATTCCAAAACAAACAGTGACGTCCGTTGTGAAAGCTTTCAATCACGGGGTCTCGGTCAGTGTCTAGCTTCACTGTGATCAGGGGATTATTCCAATATTCCATGGAGTGTATTTAATAAGTATTGGTGTGGAATACACTGAATTTTTCTCTACTGAACTTGCCAAACTAGGACTGGATGTACACGGCGTGTGGAACGCATATGATCCACCGTACCAACCCGATACTGGTTGGCCTTTGAAACTGCCGGACATAGATTTCAAACCAAACACTGTGCTGCTCATGCACTTTCAAGACTTTGTTACTTTTCAAGACAACCGAATTGTCGAGTTAGACATACTGGAACAAACCTACAGAGATCGTGCTGATCAAATCTTAGTCACGCACATGCATCACGGCTTGGAAAAAGTATATCATGGTCCCATCAAGTTGATTGAATACAGCAATCACAACTGTAGAGAAATGCAACGACTACAAGCAAGATGGCACCAATGCGAGCCTGCTCTACAACAGCCCCGTACTCGTGCATGGCAATGTTTAAATGGTCGGATGTGCTCACATCGTCGACGTGCGGTGGACATCTTGCAAGCCTGGGACAATGGTTGGCTCAGCTATGGTCCAGAAATACCGCTGCCACTGTGGGAGTACAGTACCTATCGCGGCACAGAAAATGATGAAAACTTTGTGAGATTGTTACCAGTATATGGTTCTGCTGCGGTGAACATTGTTACAGAAACACAGTACGACCATAGACCTGGTGTGATCTGCGAAAAAACTCTGTTTGCCATGGCAGCAGGTCAAGTGCCTGTGCTGATTGGGTATCCAGGCATTGTTGCCGACTGCCAGGACATGGGCTTTGATATGTTTGAAGATGTAGTAGATACTTCTTACGACTTTTTGCCCAACGATCAACGAGTTGAACAGGCCATATTGAGAAACCAAGATCTCATACAAGGTAGGATCAACCTTGACCACTTACAAGATAGACTAGCAGCTCAAAGTCAACGAGCATTGTACTACACAGAACAATACTATAGAACCAACTTTGTTCAACGTGCCCGTGAGCTGTTCACTGCAAAGACTTGATCCACTTTTCAACTTCGCCGTAGAGATTGATCATTACAGCCAGTTTGCTGTCTAGCACAGTGAGTCGAGTGTGTTTGCGATTGTCTGCGATGTAGTATGGTACCAAGACATGCTTTTTTAATTTCAGCAGCATCCAGGGTTGAATTTCTCGAGATCCAAAATCAAAATCCCAAGATTCCACATGCAATACATCGGTAAGATCTACTAGGCCGTTCCAACTCAGTCGCCAGCCGCCATCGGGACGACTATCATGCCACCATTCAACTTGTGTTGCTTCTAGGGATACAGTGTCTCGTATGGCAGCTGGTAATTGCTGCCACATTTCACGAGTGTAATCAGGCCTTTGCATCGGGGTACACTTGAGCCCCTTGTGTCAACAGCACCACAGTGAACTTGTCTGTTTTGAACTGTGTGTTGAGTTTTTTAGCTAGATTGCGAGCATGCCCAGGATTTGAAAAACTGACCTTTTTGTACTTGGGTCCAGGGTACTGTGTGAGCATGTTGGCAGTTTTAAGATTGATGGGCTTTGAGTCGTAAAACACTGCCCATACACCCTCGCTAGCCAACACTTGCTCGGTTTTGTATGTCTGTTTGTTTACGTGCTCAATCAACACCTGTGGTTTGGGTCTGCTCATCGTTATCTCCTAGTATTATTTATGTCATTAACTAGGGCTTTTAAATGAACCGCCAGTGAGTTCGACCTTGATCACATCGCTGTCTGTAGCTTCAGGAGTCTTGCGCATTTGTTCCAAGGTTACCAACAACTTGGTAATGTCGGCATGTAGATCCTTGGCGTCACGCAGAGTCATCTGCAGATCACGCTGCCCCCGAGCCTCGGCTGCTTTGATAGCATCAACAAATCTGTGTATGTGCAGGCTCATTTTTTACTCACAAATGGTTTGAGGTCTGGAGGAGTCCAACCCAACGGCTTCAATACCTTGCCGTCCTCGCGCTTGCGAACCTTGCCAGTTTCTTTGTCAATCTTGGCAAAGTTTGTGCCCATGACTTCTTTCCAACCGCCCTCGCCATCTGCACCCATTGAATGAATAGCGCCAATAGTAACAACAAGAATATCCTCTAGTGCATCTAACTGTTCAACAATATCCCCTGCGGCAATTGCTTCCTTGAGTTCCCTGAACTCTTCTTCAATTAGATTAATATAAAGTTTGTATTGTTTTTCGTTGTAGCCTTCAACTGTTTGGTCGCAGGCCCGCATAAATTTTTCTTGATCACGAAACGGATTTGTCATTTGCTTCTTCTTTACTGTGAAAAGGTCCTTGGTATTTGTAACGGTCCAACACAATTAGTTTGGGATTTTGTACTGCTTTCCAAGTGCGATGTTGCTTGACTAGATACCATCCAGCAGCATACCATGATTTGCTTTTGGCATCTTTGGTAAACAACGGTAGTTTACGTTTGACATCCCACATGGCGTTGTGAGCCTTGCAGCCTGTGTGATATCCGTGTACTACATCACGCGGAGGCTTGCTTTTTTGTTCAGGATCTGCAAACTCAATCTCAACTTGTTTGCGCAAGTTCTTGATTGTTTTGAAACTGGCGACATGCCCAGCAATGGTCACTTGAAACGAACCATCTTGTGTCTGTTGTACATTGCCAATTTTTTGATTGTCTTGTTTGATAATCCAGTATTGTTTGTCGATGATAGGTTTTGCTACCAGGGTCATTGTGTCTCCGTTGCAGGTGATAGGTGCCCAGTGTAATGCTGATTGAGCCAACGGCCCACAGCCTCTGCTTGGTCACTGAGCTTGGTAAGTTCAAACTTACCGCAGAATTTTAAGAAGTGTGCGCCAACCTGGCCGATGTCTTTGTGGCTCACTTGTTCGCGAATGCAAGTGTCTACAGCCTGTTTGACATCATCAGGTTGTGCAGTGAGATCGATTAGGGTACGATTGCGCTCATAGTCGTCGAGTACACGGTGCTCAACTTCGTTATGGTCAGTCCAACGTTGCAGCATGAAATTGTTCCAATTGAATCCTTTCTTGCCGCGGTCTTCGTAGGCATCACGAATGCCAATTTTGTTCTTGGTACCTGTTTCTCTAGCACCAGGAAATGCTGAGAACACGTTGTCAGACACATCTCCGCGAATGCACTTGAGGAACAATTGATACTGTGGATCCTCAACTAGTTTGGGTTTCTTTTGCTTGTCTAGCACAGGTCGGTCTTTGTCGTCAAAAACGCCCTCAAGAGTGATCAGTTCATCAGTGATGCCATTGTACTGTTTGACGTTGGCAGCAACGAGCTGAACGTAGTCAGTGTCTGAGCTGATGATAACATGTTCGTCTTGGGGGTGCAGTGCAATCCAACGAGCAATTACGTCATCTGCTTCAGCAGTGGCGCAACGGATAACACTACAGTTTGTCTTTTCGCTCAAGTATTTAGTCAGGCTATCGTAGGTTTCCCAGAACAGCTTGTCCTCTTCAGCTTCATCTTCGGTCATTTTACCGCGAGCCACGGCACGGTTTTTCTTGTAGGGCTCATAGTAGTCTTTGCGCCAGCTGCGACCTTCCAGTGCAAAAACCACGTGGTCGGCTTTGAACCTGCGAGCTACCTTGTTCACACTCATCAAAGTAAGGTGCAATGCAAAGCCCAATTTGGTCCAACTGTCGCTGGCCCGATGTGCTTGGTGCCGGGCACGGAAAAACATGTTGGCAGTATCAATCAGCAAATAACGCATTTTGTAAATTCAAGAAGTTGTGATCACGCAGATATTGTAGCACATATCGTGCCCAAAAGCTATGGGCTTTGGCTCCAAAATGCCAACTATCGGGGTTTACAGTTTTAAATCCGTTGTTTCTTAATACTTTGTTGTACGTTTGTTCAGGATTATACGCACCAATGTAGCAATTGTTCCACTCCAAGCGATTGGGCTGGGTAGAGAAATCAGAGTTGCCGTTGAAGAAAACGTGGCGGATACGTTTGGCTTCTAGCTCTTGATGGAACAACCAAATTTGTCTGTGTGCGGTGTCTTGTACGCGAGTCCAATTTATGTCGGATATGTACTGCTTGTATCGTTGCACAAGATCAGGATGCACATGATCGGTGCCCGAAGCATTGACCTGCCACCATTCACCCATGTACTGCCATTCTTCACGTTCCCATGTTGACCACTGAATCACCATCAGTGTTTGATCTAGTCTATCATAGTTGTCAATGATCCACTGTCTGGTGGTGCGCATGATTCGAGCGTTGCTGCCACCGGCTTGTGCATCACAATACAGTTCAGCATGTATGCGATTGGCCAGCCGGTTGCCCCAACTTACATGTAAATTATCAGGGTGCGGCCTTTGCCCAAGATGATACAGTTCGCCATCATCCATGGCCCAGGCGTGAGGATTTACAGCTTCGGCTGCGGCTGTGTGACTGTCGCCGTTGACGTACAAAATCATTTTTTATATGCTGGATTGGGAATTTCAAGTTCAAACACATGATACTCTGAGTTTGCTGTATCAGTGCTTTTGAGTAACTCTAGTGTTCTTAATTGTTCGGCTTCTTCACGTGTGCCGTAGAATCCTGGACCAAATGTAATGTTAGTGCCACTACCATACACATAATTCAATGCAAGTCCAGTTTGTTTGATCAAAGCATAGACTTTGAAAGTGGGTTGTGGTTTAAGGGGTTGCATCTTTCAACACCTTAAAGGTTTCTGCTGCTGCTACACGCTTGCGCAAGCTTGAACTAGAGAAGCTGTGATCTCTGCTGTTGAAGATGCACTTAATGCCTCGATGCTGGCCTTCCCACTTGCCGGTAAATTCTTTGTCTTCATATTCCACTCCCAGGATACGCACATCCACTGGCAGTATCAAGAGAAGGTCAACGAGATCTTGCTCGGTTTGATAAACAACAACTTCATCAACATAACGGCATGCGGCAAGCTGTATTTGTCGCTCAACAATAGATTGTACAGGCTTATTTTTAGTTTCAGGTCTATCGATAGTAGGGTCGGTTTGCAGCCCGGCGATGAGGTAGTCACAGTGATTCTTGGCTTCCGAGAGCATAGCAATGTGGCCCGCGTGGAGCATGTCAAAGGTTGAAAATGTGATGCCAACTTTTTTACCTTCTGCTTTGAGTTGTTTGATGTGGTTAAATATCATGTTCTGTGATCTCTATGAGTTCATCAACCCCCGACCCTGAAACCAACTCGTATGTTAGGTTTCCCATCTTCCAAGTTTCGCACCATAGGTGTTGATTGTTACTGACTTCCGACTCCATTAGACGCAGCATGGTCAGCGTCTTTTCACGCTCTTCACCTTCGATTACACGCCGGGTATTGAGCAAGCCAGCACGTTTTAAAAACGCACGGGCTTGTTCGCGGGTTTTAAAATCAAAGGGATTTGGTGTCATGACACTTCGCTGCGACCGTTGCCTATGTTTCGGCTTTGTACATAAATGCCAGACTGCTTGATAGCCTGCTCTTGTTCCCAGGTTTCCATTACAACATGTCTACACACGTTTTGAAACCAACGATCCACAATGTCAGCATCTGTGTCAGTGGGTTTCATCATGTACCCGGCCTTGACTAGTCGTGCTACAAAGATCTCATTCCAGTCTAGTTCAAACGCACCTTGATGCAGGTTGTTGGGATCTACGTCCATGCCTAACACAGCCACATAGGGTTCGCCTGCTTCGGTGGCCAGTTCTTTTTCAGTTTTAACTGGTTCCTTCTTTTTGGGAGGAGCAGGTGGCGGCTCTGGCCTTGCTTGGGTCGGGGGTGGGTTTACTTTGGCATCTTTGCCAAACCAACCTTTGAGTCGATCGAACATTTATTTCCCCCATCCGTTGCCCCAAAGGTCAACGTGTAGTCGTGGGCTGTACCAGTATCCACGTTTCAGTGCTTCGTCAGCTACATTGAGTCTGTTGCCATCATACACACGCACAACACCACCTACTGGCATCACAAACACAGGTCCAGCAAAACCACGTGCTCGATATTCGTCCACAGCACG